TGATAATTCTTTTGTAACTTCAGTTAAATCCCCTGATAGTATTTTTTCTTTGGTTAAATTACCAAAGTATCCCGGATATTTATTTTGTAATTCTTCAACTGCTGTTAATCGGTCTTGTCTTGTTTTTAATTCATCTTGTGCAACTGAAACCAACGCTTTTACTCCTGCTATTTCTTGACCTGAATTTTTAGCAGCATCGATTGAAAGTTTATTTAATGTATTTCCAAACTCATCGAACTGACCTGTTATTTTATTAATAACATCCCCAACCGATAACCCTGATTGTGCTAATAAAGTTAAACCAGTAGTAAGTAAAGAAACTCCTAAAAGAATCCCACCTGTACCCATTAAAGATGATGCCATTGCTTTTAAAGCGCCCGAAGTTGACCCTGTTTGTTGTTTTAAATATCCAAAACTTTCAGCAGTTGCAGTAATATTGTTTCCAATACCCATTATTCCGAAAGGCGCATCCTGTGCAATCCTGCTGAATTGCATTAAGGTATTAGATCCGTTGCCTACTTGCTTTGTAAACTGCCCCCCTATTTGACCTCCTGTGTCTTTAACAGCAGTTTTTAATCCTGTAAGTGAATTTTTGGCATCCTTAATTTGAGCGTTAATCTCACGAGTATCAAGACCTAAACGTATCTTATCAAGTTTAACCTTTGAAAGTTCCTTAATATCATATTCGACCTCTTTGATTTTTTTTTCAAAGTCGGTTATATCTGCTCCAATCTGTACTTCTAATTTACCGCCTGTTGCCATTTCAAATATTCTTTAAGGAATCGTTCTTTGTGTTCTTCAGTAACTCCTATGTTTACTTTTTTATCTTTATTCAAAGGTAAGAAATTTTCTTTTCGTTTTGCCATTTTCTTTACATCTTGATGAGGTGCAATATAAGTTACCCACATCAATTCCCTTAGCATTTCCCATTTATACAAATCTTGCCTTTTATATGCAAAAAGCCTGATTTGAAATTCTGCCCACGTCATATCGTAAACGAAATCCAAATCAGGACATTTAAGTTCTCCCAAAGCAAAACTAATTACATCTTCGCTCCAGTTTATTTTGCTTTCACTTTTTTTTTATCTTCTGGCTGTATTGGCACGTCTTTAACAAGTGATTGTCTAAACGCTGCAAAGAAATCAATCACTACCTTAGAATCAAACCCACCATCGGCATCAATCCAATCGGCCACATCAAAAGCAGTAAAAGGTATTTCTTGATTTTGTTTAATAAATCCAAAAGCAACGGAATGAAACATAATCTCTGGCATCCATTTAAAAGGATTTTCTGAAATCTTAGAATCTATTTCGTGCATTCCAACACCTGATTTTTCAATTAGATTTCCTAAAAAACCTAATCCAAAATAAAAGATACGGTCTTCACCTCCAATATTTAAAGTGATTTGTTTCATTTTTAAGCGTTTGGATCAGTATAAAGAACAGCACCATCTACGTCTAAAGTAACGGAAAATGTAGAAATTTCATCCCCACTCCCAGCAGTTAACTCTAAATCTGTGTAATATCCTGTACCGTAATACTTGACACTTGTAGCATCGTCAATATTAGTGTCAATTTTCCATTCCATTAACGTTTTTAGTTGTTGAGCTAAAAACATCGCATCGTGTGATACTTTTGCAGTGTCACCCCCAGATGTTGTAGTATCGATGTACTCACCTTCAGCACTGATTGAAGCACTGAATGAACCGGGTGTTTTCTTAACTACTCCAGGGAAACATTTTGTTTGACTTTCGATAATTGAAACACTTGAACTCAAACCGATTGAAGTTAAACAAGCTACTGGTTTATAAGCTGCTCCAACATAAACGTAAAGCATTCCTTTTTCTCCTTTAATTGATGCCATAATATTTTTTATTTTTAAATTACTAAATTTTTATCAAATATACAAAATTATTCTAAAGTAAGTACTAAACGAATAAAATTTCTATAAACTACTTGTGTTGATGTACTTGAATCTAAATTACTTGGATATTCAAAATTTTGAATTAAAACCCGATACCCTGTAATAGTGATATTTTCTAATAAAGTTCTAATAGCTTGTTCCATATCATCATTGGCCACTCTAGAACCTGTATTACCAGCACCATTGTAAATGCATACCATATCAATTAAGGTTGCTACTTCCCAACGATGAGCGCACTTATTCGGGTTTACATCCGTTTTATCTTGTGTTGAAATTATAACGTACTGAGTAGGATTAAGATTTCCTGTTACTTGCATATCATAGCACGGATAAACAGGATTTACTAAATCATAAATCGCTTTACGAATAAATTTACTTGGATTTGGTTTTGCCATATTTATTTAATACTAATTTCAATTTATCTAAATACTCTTTTCGGCCTCTTAATAACGATGGGTAAAGATACGGCCTTGCCCTTAAATTAACTTGCTTTATCCCTTTGCCTTTGAATTTAATAGCAATCTCTTTCATTTCCTCTGGAACTTGTACTAATCCACCTGTTCCAAACTCTACAAATGGAGCATAAGGCGCAACTGTTCCGCCTGCTTCAATTACCCAATTATAATCGTTTATTTTACGTGCTTTTATAGACTGCCCTAATTTACCGAAATTAGAAGCGTTTGCGTTTACATTTTGTTTTGCATATCCTTCAATATTTTTAGCCACTAATTCAGTAACACCCTCAATATCCTTTTCGGCTTCTTTTCCGTAATTACGAAGGTTTGATATTACTTCATTAAGTCCTTTGAGTTCCATATATTTCTACATCCAAATTATTTAGATCCAAATTCAAAATAGAATCAATATTATAAATCAATCCGTTATATTTAATGAAATTATCTTTTACTGATAAATCAATATCATAACGGTTTCTTATTGTAAATACAGTTTGAACAAAGCTATCATTCTGACCGTTTTCATTTTGTCTATAAGCTCGTTTTGTAGTTACATTTGCCCATACGGAATAAACCAAAGCAGTCATAACGGTATTACCCCCATAACCATCTGAAACGGTTGTAGTTTTCCAAATCCCTATTGCCTTTGTGTATTTACGTGCTATCATACAAATCTACGATTAACATCGATTGCTTCCATAACCGATTTGGGAATTAATGTACTATTGTTTTGAGTTTCCGATTCGTAGAACCATACTTTAAGTAATTGCAAAGCTGCATCTATTAACTCATTTGGAATATCATCTACATCGGTATACCCTAAAGTAACTATAACAGATCCATTAACAGTTGGTACGATTGCGTTTGTTTGTCGATATTCAATCACATAATCAGTAGTAGTATTATCAATAGGATAATCATAAACAATTACACTATTACAACAAGCAGTAGAATAATACGTCTTATTTCGTGTTTTAAATATATGTCCCGTTCTCTTTTCAATAAACGACAAAGAACTATTGATCATACTTGTAATTTCGTCGTCCGTTTCTGTTTGAAGCGTATCGATTTTTAAGTATAACTTTGCACGTTCTAAACTAATAACATCTAAATAGGTTGTCATTATTTTTTAGTTTTAGGTTCTTTTTCAGCCGCTACATACCAATCCATCGCTTTTGCATCGGACTCAGTCAACTCAATAGTATCTCCTATTTTATAGTTTTTCTTTTCTGATAACTTAAAAAAGTCCTTGATTACTTTGTATTTTTTCATAGTAAATTATTTTAATAATTCAAAGATATAAAAAAAAGCGTTACAAAATGCAACGCTTTTAAAATTAACTAATTCAAATCAAAACTATGCAACGGCCGTAAAGTCTCCGTAGATAATAGCGGCTGGTTGTTCAACTGCCAATCCTACTTGTGCTTCGATACGTGCTGTAATGTTATTTGTTACAAAATTAGTTCCCTCAGTTTCGCTAAATTCCAAAGAAAGACCCTCAGTTACAATTTTATTAACACGTGACCAATCACCAACATAATATTTATTAGCAGCTAACCAATTAGCTTTTAACAATGGAATACCATTGATACGTAGTTGACCACCTTCAAGAGTAACAATACCAGGCAAACCGTAACCTGCTCCTGCTGATTTTTCAGTTATTAAAATATCCCAATAATCGGCTGGTCTTACTACAATTCCATTAACAGGATAGTTCAAAGCTTCTTGTTTAGCTATCTCAGCAATCAACATTTCAACTTTATTTTGTCCTGTTATGATTTCAGTTGATGCTGTTGCAGCAGCAGCCAAAACAGTATTAAATGCAGCGTTCTCGGCAATTGCATAGTCACGTCTTAAAGCATTAGGGATGAATGAAGTCAAGAACGGCAAGTTATTAGCCATTTTTTTGCTGTATCTTGTGAATCCTGCAATAAAGTTTGTGGCCAAATCTACCATTGTGAAGTCGTAATCTCTTTGTGCTTTTGAACTTCCCTCAGTTTGAGCAGCGATAGCACCTTCGCCAGCTCCTTCACGTGGGTAAGTATAAGTCCCACCAGCGATGTTAACACTTCCAACTAAATCAGAAACATTAAGCATTTGACCTGGAATCAAAACAACATTGTTGTTATAAACTCTTGGTTCGTCACCTGTTAGGTTTGCTCCCAAAGTCATATTCCCAACGGCTTTTGTTTGGAATGAGTTTCCTTTTCTAACTTCAGAAATACCTTTGAAGTTCAATTCAATAG